AGAAAAATCAATGGTAGATTCAGGAGCTAAGTTTTGTACAAGAATATTACTTAAAGCAGATCCTTGTATTTCACCTTATTGGAGTAAATAAAACTAAAACTAAAACTAAAAAACAAACTAAACTAAATTAAAATTATGGGATCAATTACATTTTATGACAGAAAAATAGCGGCTAGTATGAAAGACGCTTACAACAATGCAATAGAAGACGCTACTGATGAGTACGGTAATGATCCGTACAATGGAACCATTAGTACAACTAATGGTTTTGTAGACGTTACTAAGAAGTTTAAAGAGTCAGGTAAGAAACTAAATGACTTTATTGAATCAGCAGAAGATGTTATGGATAAAAGAGATTGTTGGGGTATCTGCACTGTAGAACCTAAGTTAAACACCAACAAGATTAAAAGCCAAGTAGAAATAATTCCTCAAGTAGGTACGTGTGTTTGGGAAAGTAGATACGAAGTACATGGACAAGGAACACTTATCGGAAGTCACATACTACAAGCAGGAGCAATTAAGATAGCCAGAGATTACACAGAACGTACAAAGATTAGTAGTTCTATTACTAGAGTTAAAGTATTAAAAGAAGGCAATAAAAATGTAGGTTCTATTACTTATAAACCTAGTAAAGATGAACGTCAAGGAGAATATGTATTCTTTGGTTGGGCAGCAGACTAATAATTAAACAATGATTAACCGCATCTATATGCCAGCTACTCTCTCCCTTAACATAGATGGAACTATTCATCTTAAGGGAGATAGAAAGTTGATGCAGTCGTACTTTAGAGAATTGACAAAAGGAGATCCTGCGGTGGATGTAGAAGTTTGTATAACTAGATTAGATTCTAAGAAAACAAACCCTCAGTTAGCTTATTTCTACAGCACCCTAGTACCTATCATCCGAGGAGGATTTGAAGCCCTTACAGGAGAAGTATATACCAAAGAAGAGGTAGTCACTTATCTTAAGGACAAGTTCTTCTACGAGGAGATTATGTTCCAAGGTCAATTTATTAAAACACCACTCTCACTTTCTAAAGGAAAAAAAGAAGAAGTTAATGAATTTATTAAGCAAGTAATTAACTTTGCAACAGATACTCTTGGAGTGCCTGTACCTGAATTAAATTAATTAAACTAAACTTATGTTATATATAATAGAACCAAGAACAGAAACAGACAAAGTGGAAGCCGTGGGCTTACCTGATGTCAACTACCATTACGGAGAAAACATTGTCACCTACAATGACAACGAATCAGCAGAAAGTATTCAATTGGGTACTCTTGTTGACTGCAATGGAGTAACTTGTGTAGTTACTGAACTATCTTCAATGAAGTTTGGAAGAGTTATCTTGACTGTAAAACCAGTAGATGCTACTCCTAAAACAACTACAGGTGCTTTAATGCGTTAATTATGACTGAACAGGCTTTACGTTACAACACAGGCAAGAGAAGATGGACTTTAGTAGACTTTAAATCTCTAGAGTCTATGGTAGAAGTACTTGAGTATGGAGAAAACAAATATGATAAATGGAATTGGATGAAAGGTATGCCAGTTTCTGCAGTAAGCGAAAGTTTACTTAGACATATGTTTGCTTTCTTAGATGGGGAAGACAAAGACCCTGAGTCAGGAATAGATCACCTAGGACATATAATGTCTAATGCTATGTTTCTCTCGTACATAATGAGAGAAAAGTCTCAATATGATGATAGAAGCCGTGAAATTCCAACTAAATAATTACTTTTATGGAACTAGAGGACAACGAGGTTATCCTTTCTGGTTCTTTTATTTAATACCAACGATAAGCATAAGTCGTACATGTTCTTTATACGCTCTTAATATACACTTATGCTTTCTTTGGTTTGTCTTAACTTTAACTATAACAAAGAAATGATTTTAAATCAAGATTACCTAAGCAATACAGCAGTAAGTCAAAGTAGACTTAAAAAGATCCTACAACATCCTAACCTATACTTTAATTACGATCCTAAGTCTGACACAGAAGAACCAGCAGATGTAACATTGATAGGAGATGGAGTAGACTTAATTATTACACAAGGAGAAGAAGTCTTCCAAGAAGAATTTCTAATCAGCACAGTAGAAAGACCAACAGCTCAGATGGGAGACTTTGTATGGAACCTATTCATCAATAGACATGATTCCAATGCAGAACAAATCGCTTACGAGACTGTAGGGTTTAAACGAGATACTCTCCCTAAAGTAAGAGAAAGATTTGAGAAAGAAGGTAAAGCCTATTATGATCACCTAATTGAAGCAGATGGAAGAAAAGTAATTTCTCCAGCACAATTAGCTACAATCTATAATCTGGTAGAATCTCTTAAGAATCATCCCTTTAGTTCTAAGTTTATCTTAGGCAATGACCAATATAAAATCTTTACACAACAGGCTCTTACTTTTGAGTACTTGGGATTTGAGTGTAAGGCTCTATTAGACTTGGTAGTTGTGGACGTAGATAATAAGTTTTTATATCCTATCGACTTAAAGACTACTACAACTTCTTTAAACTATTGGACAGAGACTCTTATGAAGTATCGTTATGATCTTCAAGGAGCATTCTATACAGAAGCTTTAAAGCAAACAGATACAAGTATCTATGGAGAAGGTTTAACTGTTAAGAACTTCAGGTTCTTAGTAGAAAGCCAAAAATTCCCAGGTAGTCCGCTTATCTATGAGTTATCAGATGAAGCAATGACTCTAGGTAAAGAAGGAGGAGTATATCAAGGTAAGACTTACGAAGGCTTTCATCAAGCACTAGAACGTTTACGTTGGCATATTGACAGTGATTTGTGGAACTATACTAGAGAAGACTACCAGAACAATGGAATCAGGATTGTATAATAAAGTAGTGAATACAAGTTTAAATAATAGCACAAGATTTCTAAGCCCCTTGATATTTACAGCAAGGGGCGAAGAATCTTTACGTGTATTGTTAAACTTTGGTTTAATTAACGTTTATATAGATGACTACGGGTACAAGTCTAAGTATCTATACTGTCTTTTCTTCTTGTTTAAGCCTACAGATCGAGCTGCCTTTAATGAATTTCAAAAGAAGATCACCAGTTTTGATTCTTTCTATGACTACTACGAGGTAGAAGATAAGATAATGTTTGTCTTTAGAGTTAATTCTATCTACAGAAGAGACATAGATTTGTTTAAGCAGAATAGATTCAATGCCATGTCAGATGATTATAAGATTTTATTTCATAGAAATATAAAATTTAATGACATAGATATGGATATAAGAAAAGAAATCTATAGATTTGAAGAATACTTGACTTAATTAAATAAAAAATGAGCATAAAATTATTTGGACACAGAGTGTTACTCAATCGTCCTAAGAGAGAAGAAAGACTTATCCAACTTACACCAGAGATGGAAGAGGAAATGAACATGAAAGAACTAATAGGTTTAAAGCACTTAGAAGTCTATACCATTGGAGAAGAAGTAACCAATGTAAAAGTAGGCGATGTAGTGTACGTAAACCTAATGTATCTTCAGTCTGCTGAACTAGTAGAAGTAGATGGTTCAGAAAGAATCATGGTAAGAGATAGCGATATCGCATTCACTTGGTAATCAATTAAAACTAAAGATATGTTATTCTATTACAGCGAAAAAGAAAAAATCGAGAATGGAGAAGAGATGGAACTTATCATTAAGAAAGGTTTCTCCTTTGAAATTAGTAAAGTCTTAATGACCTACCCTACAGACAATGGCTTAGCTGTTGTTTTAGACGGGAATGCTGACAAACTTAACCCTGTAGACTATCAATATAAAATTGATCCTGCTACTAAGCAAAAAGTTCCAGTAAAAATCACTAAATTTGAAACCACCAGTGAGCCTATAGTTGTTGAATTGAAAGTAAAAGAAGAAATTCTTGCTTTCTTTAGCTTAACAGGAGGACCACAGGAGGTTAAGTAGTTTTAGTTTTTAGTTTATTTAGTATTTCCAACCAACCAAAAAGGGGCTCTTAATAGGGCCCCTTTTTTTATAGTCTTATTAAAGTCTTATTACTCTTGGGTGTTCTAACCCTTCTGCTAGGATGACATCTAATCCTAGTATGCTTTCTATTGTTACATCATCCTCATCCTCTACTCCCATCTCTATGAGTAAGTCCTCAAACTGTTCTTCTGTGAGTAGGACTGCATTAGGTCTCATTGCCTGACCATCCTTCTCTGAGTCTAAGTAGAACTGATTTATTAATTTATCTATATCTGCTAGGGTAATCATAACTGTTTATTTGATTTTATTTAAAGCGAATATAAAACGAATATATTAAATCTGTATCTTTTTCTACTAAATCAAATGAAATTCCTGGATATCCTGGACCAAAGTTATTCATTACCCACTTAGAAGAGCCATACATAGACAATACGTTACGGTATCTAAACTTGTATACCTGTTGCATACTCTCTGTGTGTAGGTCTCCTTTTACTATAGAAATATTTTTATTATCCCCTAAGTTGTGGTGATCTATATATTTATTAAGGAAATTTTCTGCCTTCTCTGTTAAGAAAAGGGGAAGACCATGCTTAAGATCTTCAGAATCTTTTCCATGAGTGAAGATAAACGTGTGTTTGCCATAATCAAAGTGTTCTAGGAACTTCTCCATTATCGTTACTTTGATAAATGGGTAAGCTGTATTTAAATATAAAGCTAATGCTTGGTTTGTAATATAACCAAAGGAACCTGCATGGTTATCCTCTGTCTGCATGATAGCATGAATGTTATTTGCAAGATTCTTTTCTTGCAACTCATCAAAAAATCTTTTGTGAGCATAAAGGTAAGTCATAAAAGACTCCTTATTGTTCATGTTTTGCGGTAGTTGGTGTCCTCCTCTAGTAGTATGACCACTCCAACCATCTAATGAATCTCCTAAATCACAAATAAATATATCTTCTAGTCTTCCGTAGATCTTTACTTGCTTCTCTATCTCCTCTAATACCCTCATCATACGTACTTCAAAGACATCTTCGTTGTACTCATTACTGAATAAAGCATTAGGGTGAGTAAGTGCTCCTACGTGTTTGTCACTCATATAGACAAATAAAGCCTTCTTAGTGGCTACAGGAGTCTTCTTAGGAGTAGGGCAAGGACTTATGTTAGATTCTAAGAAAACCTCTCTTAGAACGTCTTCTATGTCTTGAGGTAAACTATCCTCAGGCTTTATAGAAGCAAATAAGGCTGACACTAGCCAACCTGATTGTTTTTCTTTACTCCAATACTGTACTAATCTCCACTTAGTAGTATCTATTTTGTGGATCTTAATAATTTCTTCAGCAGATCTAGGTTGCTCAAAGACTAGTTTAGATACTTCTAGAGTACCTTTATCTAAGTTCTCATCGTAAGTTCCTAGAGTATGGTTAGACAACACAGGAGAAGTAGCAATTGGTTGATATAAAGAATCCTCCCTAAGTAGATGAGCCATTGCTGTCCTCTTTAAGTCACGAACTCTTTTTCCTCTTAGAAGATTATTTATTTCTGGCTGATAGTTGAAGCGTATAGCAACTTCAACAGCTGTCTCGGTTGTATTTGGATTGTCAATGTAATATTGAACAATCTGTTTAGAGATTGGGATCATAGGCAGAGAGTTAAAGTATTAACCCTATGGTTAACAAAACTATAGCAAATAATCCACCTTTCAAAACATTTTTAAGTGTTTTAATCGTTTCTCCTTGTGATTTAACTTTAGTATCTAAGCGAACTATCTCTATTTTAGCGGTATCCAGGGCTTTCCTGAAGTTTGGAATAATAGAATCTTTATATAAAGTTAACTGTATACTGTCAGTCTTAACAATCTTTTTAAGACTAACTACCCTTTCACGTGCTTGAATTCCTTTTAGGAACTCATCATTCAACTCCTTTAGCGGTAAGCTGTCTAGAGATTGTGAGTAGGTACTTTGTGCCGTCAATATCAGGCATAGTGTCAATAGCAATCTGAATTGTATCATACTTAAGGGTGATTTTTTCATAGGTTTTATACTCTTCGTGTTTTATGTGCTCCAAGGAGTCTAACTTCTCGAAGTAAGTATCATTGGCTTTATCTATAGAATCAATAAAAGAGAGTACTTGATTAGTGTCTCTCTCTTGTACATACTCATATTTAAATAACAAGTATGCAATTATTGCAATAAAAATTATATTAAGTTTTACGCTTATGTTCTTCATCTTGGTGGTTAAATTTATGTTGATCTATCTTTTCTAGAATTTGAGAAAGGAGACTATTATTAATTACTCCTACTGTATGAGCATTTTTAAGTGCACTGATAAGTTGGAATATAATAAAGGGAGCACAGAAAGTTTCTGATAACCAGAAAGTTCCATGAAATCCTTTCTCAATCATAAGAATAACTGTAAGGATAACTACCCAAGCAAACAAAGTACGAAGTACTCTAAGTGCTTTTTTAGTTTGAAAACCAATCTTTTTAGTTCCTGCCCATACTCCAAAGAATCCATCTAAGAATACTACGGCTACAATCGCTAAGTACTGCTCTGCATTGTCTGCAGTCAAATGTAAAAAGTACGTTCCTAAGAACGCACATACAGTAGACGTAGCAACTAGTAGGGTAGTTTTCATTCTTAAGAGTTGTATGCTACTACAGATCCTGAAGCAAGTGTAATAGAAGAGATAGTTATTCCAGCAGGTACAGTAATCTTAGTTAAAGTTAACAAGCTAACACCTGATAAACCTAAACTAGTCATTAAGCTGTTACCATTCTGATCTAGGATAGCACTAACTACAGCAGCAGCGTTAACTACAAAGTACTGAAAGCTTCCTGTTACAGGGCTAGTACCACTAATTACTTTAGAACCTTTTAAGCCTACATTGTCTCCAATGCAACATACAATTGATTCAATGTGACGAAGCCTTCTGGCTTGTTCTTTAAGCAAATCATTATTTTCCATAATTTTATTATCGTTTCGACATTAAGTCCGACCTGAGTCCGAGTTATACAAATTTACCTTAATTAAAAATAAAGTCAAGAGATCTACTTTCTCTTAAGTCTCTGGTACTCGATCTTATTCTTCATACTTTGCATCTTAGATTCCATCTTCTTGTTAATATAGTTACCTGGGTTGTTTTGCAGCTCGTATAACTTCATTTCTTTATCTAACTCTGATCCTGCTTTTGATCCTATAGATGTAGCAAACTTTCTATTCTTATAGTAAGCATCTACATATGGGTATTGTTTTCCAATATTCTCCATTGTTTTCTCTGCTTCTAAGATTTCTGCAATCTTAATATTACGTTCTTTAGGGTCAGTGATCATATTATTATCTACTAACTTCAACTCTTTCTTAATCTCAGATATTTTTTCACTTAATTGATTATAACTTCCCAAAGGATCTAGTTTGATTCTCCTTTCTTCTGTTATGTCTAACCTTGGGTTATACTTAAGTACGTTGAAAAGCTTTTTCTCTGGTTGTAGGAACTGAGTCATACCTGTCTCTACCCCTGAGTAAATCATAAATGCTGCTAGTAATTTAGGTTTACCATACAATGCTTCAGGAGTACTGAACTCGTTTGGAAAACCATTACTATACTTATAAGAGTAAGAACCCATAGGGTCTCTCCAAGTATCTCCGTCTAGGAAAGGAGTAATAGCATCTAGAGAAGATTTAGTTGTACCTCCAATAAAACTATAAGCCAACTGTTTGCCTCTTGCAACTGCATCGCTTTCTCCAGGAGACTTAGTAGGTGTCTGAACAAAGGCTCTGTAAGCCCAGTTTGCTACTCCAATAGGACTAAATGTACTTAACTCATCATGAATACCTTGTAGAAGGTTAGCAACAAATGCTAGTACAGGACTTGTTTCATCATCGTCATCTCCGTCTAAAGACTGTGCAATGATACCCATAGTAGTAATTAAAGCTTGTTGCACTGCAAGCATAGCAACTAAATTAACAGCTGCTGTCTTCATTCTAGACTTTTGTTGATCTGTAGTAGTATCGTTAGCCATAGAAGTTCCTCCCATAACAAGTAACTTAGTATAAGCTAGTACTTCTCTGTTAAATCCTTTTTCTATGTTTCCTGTATTTAACTGAATTCTTCTAGAACCATACTTGTTATTAAAAGTAGTAGCTACCCAACGCTTCATACTCATGACCATTCTCATTAGTAAGTAACGCTCATACTTTGCTGAGCCTCTCTTATAGTAGTTACCTTGGCTTGAAGTTTGGAAGTTGTATATCCTATCTCTAATTTCTTGTTCTAGTCTTTCTATGTTATTTGCTTCTACTCCAGGCTTTAACTGAAGTTTACCATCTCTCTGTTCGTAGGCTTCTGCTAACTTTATAGTTCTTTTTACTCCCCCTTCATCAATAGTTACGTTGTATTGATTCATAATAGACTCGAATACAGCTCCTGTAGAAATATTCTCTAAGTATCCTCTTAGAATAAAACCAGCAGTCTCACTAGATACATATCTATTTAACATAGTTTGATGTATGTTATCTGCTTTGTTAGTAGACTGAGCTTTAGAGAAAGCCTGAAAATGCATTAATAAATCTGCATAGTAAGAAACATTTCCTCCACCTCTGTAGATATCAAAGAACTTATCTGACTGTCTCATAGCTCTTACCATACCTTGTAAGAATTCTGTACGAGATACTCCTGCTAAGTTTTTATTTATGCCTGCGTTCCACAAGTTGACTGCAAAGTTCTTTAGAGAAGCAATTACGTTAAACTGTAAAGCTTTACGTTGACCTACTGATAAGAATTTATTTGCAGGACGACTAAATAACTTAACATATTTGTTGTTTCCAATAGAAGCAATTTCTTCTCCGTAGAAGTTTTTAGAGATTTCAAAGTCTACAGTTGACAAAGTACTATCAGCTGCATCTCCTCTTTGAAGAGCTTCTCTTGCACTAAACACTGTAGGCATAATCTTTTGCATAGCTGCAAAGTGTGAAGAGTAAACTCCAAACTTAGCTATGTTACCTAAGATGTTATAAGATACTTGACTAGAATTTAAAGGAGTCTTATACCTGTTACGAATTAACTGTACTTTTCTTCCTTGAATAGTAGCAACTTGTGAATCATCTAACTGTTCATACTCATTAGATCCAATGTTAGGAACAAATGTAAGTTTAAGCAACTCTAGAATTCCTGAGAAAGTATTCAAAGGTCTCCTGAGTACTGTAGAAGTAGCCTCAAGTGTTCCTTTAGCTTCATTTACTAATGCATATCCTACACGTTGACTCTTTGGAAGTTCTCTTTGTACGTCTTCATGTAAAGTAATAATGTCATCTAAGATAGCTCTCTCCTCTAAAGGTAGTGCAGTATACTCTGGGTTAGAGTATTTACCATCTGAAGTTACTCTAGGTCTAGGTTCTGAGGTAAATTTATAATCTTTATTCTTAAACGTATCGTCAATTACAGGAACTGACCACTGGAAAGAGGGATTGTCTTGGCTTATGTGTCTTGGATCATTTGGAACTGTCTGAGTCCAGATATATGAAGGTCTTTGTTTTGTTGCAGTAACTTGGTCTCCGTCAACAGTTTTTGTTTCTTGTGTGGTGATGTGATTGTTTTTAAACCACTCACTCTGTCTGTACAAGTCTTCTACTTGTTCTTCAAGCATTGCTTGCTTGATTTCCTGTATTGTTGTAAAGGGAGTTATTAACTTTGCTGCTAGGTAAGTATTTCTTCTTTCTACTGCTGCTTCTTCTACCTCATCCATATAGGCAGTGTCTTGCATTAGTTTAGCTCTGATAGAACCTTTAACCTCTGCTACCTTTTCTGTGTAGTAAGAAGTCTCTTTTCTGCTTTGGAGTCCTCCTAGCATCTTAAACAACCTTCCTAATTCTCTCTTATCATCTTGACTTATCTCTCTGCTAGCATCTACTTCTTTCTTGGCTTCATCTATTTGCTTTTCTAAGTTTTTAATAGTTTCAAATAGATTACCTGCATTAGTTACATCGTTAGCTTGAATAACTCCATCTGTATCTCTGAATCCTAATACAGCATTAAAAAGTTTAGTATAAAGATCACTTAAGTCTGTACTCTCTGTACTAGCGTACTTAGAATAAATAGCATTAATAGCTTCTGTAATTGCAGTCTGTTCTTTAAAGAATTGTGGAGTGAGTTCTATTCTGGTATTTTCTGCATACCATTCGTCTCTTACTTTCTTTGCTTCTTCAAACTCTGCTGTTATCTTTTGGTTTGCTTCTCCTAAACTCTCTTCTGACTGTCCTGTAAAGGCTGCCATAGATAATGAAATATCTGCAGCGTTCTTCCTTTTTAGAATTTTAGAATACTGTTCATCTATCTGATTCTTTTTAATCTGCCACTGTTTACGCTTAACTGTGTTATCGTAGGTTAATACGTCTTGGTTATTTCTTTCCTTCTTCCAGGCTATAATAGACTCAGCTATTCTTCTTTCTTTACTGCCTTCTACTTTTTCATCTCCATTAGCATAGTATATAGAACCTAGTCTAGCAAACTCTGTTAGAAGTCTTTTAATCTCTGCTTTAGTACCCTCGTCTGGATCAGAGTCTTCTGATAAATAGTTTATTTCTTTTAGGTATTCTTCTCTTGCTTCTTTTGCTTCTTCTGTTAATAGGTTTTGAATCTTATAGTATTCCTCTGTGTAAGGAGCTAAAGCGTAGTCTTCTAAAAATTTATTAGTAGCTTCCTTAGCTTGGTCTATCTTAGATTGATCACCTGTCTTAACAGCATCCTCTTCTCTTTGTAATAGAAGTTTAAGATCGTTTTGGAATTCCTCTTCTTTTAATTTAGTATTTAGAACAGCTTGTTTAACTTTCTTAAGAGAACCATCTGGCTGCTTATGTAAAACCTCTACCTCTCGTGTGTAACCTTTATACAAAGATTGAAAGGTTGAAACTTCAGTAGCTAACTTACCTCTTAGGTTACGTAGTCTGTCAAAGATATCCTGAGCACGCTTACTAAACTTACCGGAGTTATTAGAAGCTTCTGCAGTAGCTTTATCTATGAACTGTTTAATAATCTGTACTGTAGGATTCTTTCCTTGTACAGCATTATTAATCCACATCCCTAAGAAACTTGTTTCTTTTCCTAACTTCCTATCGTTCTTTAGTAAAGTTTCGATATTCTTAGCAGTAGGTATAAAAGATTGTAACTGTTGTAAGTCTTTTATCTCCTGAGTTAAAGTTTCTGCTAGTTTAGTTTTACCTTGTGTTCTTGCTTTATCTCTAGCAACAGTCAAAGCATTGATCATCTGCTGTGTTTGCTTCTTACCTTCTGCTGTAGCAGATTCTCCAAAAGAACTAGCTAGCTCTCTTGCAATAGGTGCTAACACATAGTTGTTGTAGTCGCTTTCAATAGAGTTTGCTAAACTACGTGACTTAGTCAATGAATCTCTTAGTTCGCTTATTACTGTTTGGAAATCAGGAATAGCTTTTTCTAAAGCTTCTGTAGTAGTAGCTCTCTCTTGTAAGTCAGCTATTTCTGATACATCAAAGAGTTGATTAAGCTCAGATTCAAACACATCTATCTGTTGTTTGATTACTCCACTTAAGTTCTTTGCGTAGTTAAAGGTTTTAATGATAGCAAAGTCTTCAAACTCTGATATGTTATCTCTGTATAATTCTAATTGATCTTGTACAGTCTTAAGCGTAGAAAACGCTGAGTTAAGATAACTTATTGTATTAGCTAAGATAGTCTTAGCATCTACAGCATTAATGTCACTAAAACGTTCCTGCAGTCTTCCAGTATTTCTAAGAGTAGCATCTATTTCTTTTAGAGATTGAGTAATCTGACTCCACATACTTGTGGAAGAGTTCTTGTTAATAAATTCAACAAACTTCTCTAACTCAGGAAATCTTTCTAAATCTGTTTGACCTTGTGCATTATACTTCTCATTTCTAAAACGAAGATCATACTCTCCTTGAGTCAAAGGCATGTCACCTGTCTCAATCAAGTTATCTAGGTACTCGTTAATAGTTTCTCCAATCTTATTAACAGTAGGAAGGTCTGTGTATAGCCCTTTAAAGAAATTGCCTATTTTCTCTAAGAGATTACCTAAGAAATTCTTATCATTCTTTAAAGATTCCTGCTGGGTAGTTAAAGCAGCTCTGAAGTGTGGGTTAGACATAACCTCACTTACAAACTCTTCTACGTTCTTAAAGCCGTAGTTAACAGCTAGATTAGGGAACTTCTTTAAGTAAGAATTAAATACCTTCTCCATCTCTGCCTTAAACGCTTTCTCCTGTTCTGTTACAGGCTCGTTTAATGCTTTAATGGTATAAGCATGCAAAGACTCATGGATAAGGTCTCTAACAAGCTTAGAATTGTTCATACTCTCACTTACAGTCTTGCCTATGTAAATTGTTCCTGTGTTGTTATCATAGAAAGCAACTTGTCCAGGATCTGAGTCTTGTGTGTCATCAAACACTACAAGTTTTACACGAGCATTCTTATTCTGTAGTTCTACTAACTTAGATAAAATATTCTTTTGGAACTCAGGTAACTGATCACCAGTAAGCAAACTATTGGCTACATCACTCCAACTAGAATTAGTAGAAGGAAAGAACTGAGTAACAAGTGTTCCAAATCCTAAAGCAGATAAAGTTTCCTTAGTTATACTTTGAGGAGATTGGTTAATCCCTACAGTTAATCTAAATCCGTTATCTGTTCTAACAACATCTGTAGATACGTTCTTGTATCTTGGATTCATGTTAAACCCAGCAGCTGCTACACTTGCTTCCTCAAAGGAATCAAATTCTTGTGTAGGATCTAACTGACTAAGGATATCTTCTTCTGAGTTTACTGCATCAATCTGATACTGACTTAAATCTAAACCTAATATCTTGTTTAGGTATTCAATCTTAGGTTCTCCGTTTAGGTTTAACTCTTCCCTGTGTGCTGTGTTAGTAGTCCAATCAAATCCTAATAGGTCTTTAAACCCTGGAGTGTACATACTGTTATAAACGTCTACTGCTTTTTGTTTGTCAAAAAGATTAGTTAACTGAAAGTATGCTGTTGAGGATACTGTGTTACCAGTAATGGGAGATTTTATGGATGCTTTACAAGACATTATTTAAGTTTATCTTAAGTTAATACAAATATAGTTAAAGATTACAGTTTAGTTCTTTAAATTCTACTTTACTAAGTTCTTTCTTTATTTCAGGACTCATGTCTGCCATGTAGTCTTCTGCCTCGTAAGGATAAGTAAATCTAATAGGTGACTCATTTATAATTATATCATCGTTTACTAAATCATTAAAGTCTAGTTGAGTCTGAGTATAAGAAGGTTGAGTCATATTTTCTTCTTCAGATATGTCCTCCATAGATTTATACATCTCTACTATAGGAGTTACTTCATCAAAGAACTTGTCATTAAACTGCCACTCTATGAAATAATTAGAAGCTGTTCTACCACTTCTAGGAATATCTCTTACTGCCTTAGAGAAAGGAAGTTCTTCAGTCTTTAGGTTATAGCGTTGGTTTGCTGCATCTCTTATCTCTGCATTATGCACATCAAATAGACGTTCATTTTTTACTTTAGCAGACCCATTTTCTAGGGCTCCCTTACTAACCATATACTCTTTGTTTGTTGTTCTTACGTTACAAGTTGCCATGTCTTCTTATTTTAACATTTAAATGGATCTACTACATCATCAAACTTTTCTTGCTTGTAGTTGTTTCTAAGATCAACTAAAGCTGCTTCATTGATTTGATCTTCGTACTGACCTATTGTTTGGTCTTCTGACTTCTTAATAGTCTCATGTTTTACTTCATGTATCAAAGCAAAAGTTAAAAACTCTTCAAAGGATTTAAACTCATCTGAAGCTAAAGGAGTAGAATAACTGTCATCTTTTTGTTTAGCTGACTTAGTCCATGCTTTATCGTTAAACTTATTAAGTAAGTCTTTCTCTGCTATTTGAATAACTCCGTTAGAGTTTCGTATAGCAACTGGAGTATTCTTACTAGTAGATAATTTGTCTACAAACTCTATACGAAGTCCTCTAAATCTATTTCTAGACTTAAGATTTTCAAGATTTGTATAGTTTTTAGTTTGGAAAGTTAGAATTCCTCTAAGAGCACTATCTATTTTTTCTTCTATCAAAAGTAATCTAACATTAAAGTCTGGCTCATGCTCTCTCTTAGCTACTTTCTTATCTAAGACTAAAGTAGGAACATCTTTGCTGTCATTAAAATAAGTCATCTGAGAAATATATCCAGCAAGTTGTGCAGATACTATCTTGTTTTCTTGCATTAACTTAAGTTTGCTTACTGCTTTAGTTGTTTGGGCTACGTAAGTCTCGTAAGGAATTACTTGAGACAACCCATAAGAGTTATTGCTGAAGCCAAACTGTAAGAATGTACCTAGACCAATGTTCTTAAATAGCTCGCTTACATCTTCTCTCACATCGTTAAGTCCTTCTATAAATGCTTTCTCATATTCACCTACTAGATAAGCATCTAGATTAGCATTTCTAAGCTTAAAGATGATATTCTTTGATGAATTCTCAGCAGTGTAAAGGTTAGCAATTATCTGATTTTTAGATAAATCACTATACTTTTCTGTAAGGTCAGCAAGTTTCTTTGCTATGTTATTAGGATTAGTTTTATTAAACAATCCAGAAGCTGAGAAGAATTTGTCTTGTAACTTAGTACCTGTTTGATCTACACCAAAGAGTTGAACGGCTCCTACTAAATAGTTGTCTTTAATTTTCTTAGATGCTTTTACTAAGTCATCGTCAGTAAATAATCCAGCCCTGTTTGAATACATTGTAATAGCATCTAGTACGCTTGGATGATTAGATACATCAAATATTTGAGGCATCAAAGACTCAATAGTATTAGACTGATTAAAGTTAGATAAAGCAGACTGTTGAGTAAGTTTACTTAAACCTTCTTTGTTAAAACTACCTGCAACCCTACCATAAGTAATTGCATCTGCTTTTACTTGGTAAGAGTTTTGGAATCTCTTAGTATTATAGTCTACTAGACTGGTTAACTGTTGAATAGAACCTTGTAATTCCTTAATAACAAATAAGTTAATCAAATCTTTTACTTGTGTTTGATCTTCTTCGTTACCGTTAAATGCTGAACTTTCGTCTAAAGTTTTGATAATTCCTGTTAAGTTAATACCTGTCACTTTAGTATTAGCCTTAATGACCTCATTAATAACTCCCATTGACTCTTCAGATACATTTAAGTTTTTAAGAGTATCTAATAATATGTCTTTAAAAGTAGTTTTAACAGGTCTACCTCTTCTTACTCCTATCTGTTTAAACAACAGACCTCTAGTAGATTCCTTAAGTACATATTTAACTAAAGGCTTGTTCAAGAAATCTAAAGCAGTTCTTACAGGAGTACCTGCAAAAATCATAGCATGAAAGAGAGGAGTCTTAGCTTTATCTAAACCTAAGAGAATAATCCAATCTTCTTTTGCAATATCTACGTGCCCATTAATTGTTTCACTGATTACTCTAGAGATAACAGTTCCATCTGTAAGCGTTTGTTCTCCTAAGCTTATACCTCCGTTCACTCTGTTTGCATCGAAAGGATACATAGAACTATATTCGTTAGTGTAAACTAACCCTGCAATCTGGAATTCCTTCTGCATAGTATTAAGCTTAGCATCAATACTCAAAGCTTTCTTAGACTCAATGTTATCTCCGTATACACGGTTAGAGGTAAGAGGACTAAATAAACCTGTAGAGGTAATTCGATTTTGATCTAACTTATCAGAAATACTTGTTAGAATTGTGTTTGTGTTAGGAAGAATTAACTTGTTATAGTTCTCAGGCATCGAGATAACTGAAGTAAACACATCTATAAGTCTGTTAACGTTACCGTCCTTAAAGTTGTTTACGTTAGACACAGCAGATGAGTAATCTCCAATTTCATTTTTGAGTGCTTTCAATGCAGATAATGCACCCGCTAATTCTCCAGACTTACTTAACGCTTTAACTTCTTCTATCTTTTGTTTAATCAAGTCTTCTTTCTCAGTAGATCCTTCTGACATTAAAGCCTGAAGTTCTTCTAAGTTCATTTTTGTATTAGCAAACTTGCCTATGTTCTCCTCGGTAGAAGACATAGATTCGTTAAGTTCTTTTATCTCTCTCTCTAATTCTTTTTTGTTTAAGTAAGAAGGAATAGTTTCTAAGGTCTCAATTAAAGATTGTTTAACTGCTCTTAAAGTTTTTAATATTCGTACAGACTCAGCTTTAGTTGGTAATGCTTTATTATAATTTTCTAATGTAAAACCTGCATCATTAATTAATTGACCATTTTGATCCAATTTAGGTTCAAACATAGTTAACTTATCTATATCAAAGTCAGAACCAGCCTTAACAATAATTTGAGGAGGAACTACAATAACAGGACCTGCACTTGTAGGTAAGAATTCTCTAACTCTAAAGTACTCCATCATATTTACACCTGTTACAGGAATACGTACCCCTACTAAAGTAAGTTGTTTTGTATGTTGATCTACCCAATCAGTTGCTTCTCTGTTGTTAGACTTTAGAATTTTATTAAGTCTTTCTACTGTACCAATCTTTTGTCCTTTAAAGGTTAAGTTTAATAGAGGAGCATGCTTCTTAGGATTAAACGCAATCTTAACATCTGCAGGCTCTGTACCATTTACCCCTTTGCGATAGAATCTTAAGCCATTAATTCCAAACTTCTTAATCTGTTCTTCAGTAGGTTTAGTAAATCTAGTACTTCCCTGAGCTGTAGAAGCCATCTGGATGTAAGACTCTCCGTGAAGTTTCTGTGAGATAATCTTGTTATTAATAATAGACAATAAGATGTTTTCTATCTCTGCTCTATTCTTAGTAGCATCTAAAGGATATTTTAAGTTTCCTGCTGCATCTAATTGAATGTAGCGCCTAAGAGACTGACTAGTATCTCTTTTTTCCATCTCACTCTTTAGGAAGTTATAGAACTTCTTGTTATCAAATCCTAATATAGCTCCGTTAGAGTCTCTAGTTAATCCTATTTTATTAAATAAGTTAGCTTCTTCTATTCCAATAATATTACCAAGTACTTGATCATACTCTTTGTACAAGTCCTGGACTGTCTTAGCTGTACTTGCATTCAAGTTGCTTAGGTTTCCTGCAGTAAAAAAATCCCCAAAGATAAGCTTAACCATCTGTGTAGAAAGTGTAGCTTCATTCTTAAACTTAGGAGCAATATACTGCTGTTGTTTAAGGTTCTTTAAGTGTAGGGATGTAATGTTGTTTCCTTTGATACTAGGATTTACTTTAAGTGTACCTGCATTATCTGTGTCTGGTACATAAAAGTCCAAAGCATCTCCATAGTTAGAAGCTTTAGAACCTGAGTTAAATGTTGCATAGTCAATTTGCTTAGCAATCATTTGCTTATTCAACTCCTCTAGTTGGGTTCCTGCAATCATAGAAGGAATCATTGGAGCCAAAGAATACTTATGTAAGGCAGTTAACTTCGGATCCTCTACAATAGCTCCGTAGTGACCTAATTTAAGTGGAGGAAATCCTACGTAGTTTGTACTGTCTTTGAGTTCTTGCATCTTTGCATAGTCCTCTTCAGTTTTATCCTTCTTGTTTAGGATTTTAAATATTTCAATCTCATTTAAGTAAGCGTTTTCTTGTTCTTGAGACCATTGACCTAATCCTATAAGATAGTTACGATAGAAATCTAAACTAACTAAACCCTGAGCATCTGCTTCCTTAGGAGAGTTGACATACTCTTGGTACTCTAATGTATCAGGAAGTCCTAAAGCCGCTCTGTATGTAGGCCAGTCTTCTTTGCTAAATGTATTTACATCATTAAAGACAACTGTTCTAACTGTCTTACGAAACTTCTGAGTTGCTCCTCTTAATGCTTTGTATAAACCATTAGTGTTTCCACTATTATTTAAGTGAGCCATTACAGCAGCATTGTCTTGGAATACAAATCCAGGAGAAGAAGTAAAAGGAATACGTTTAAATACTTCACGGAAGTCTCCCTTAACTTGGAAGTTAGCAATATCTCCTACAAAGACTTTCATGAACTCTACCTTATGAATGAAATCATTCTTTAAGTAGTTAGCTATAACGTAGTCTAAGTTTTGTGGGGTAATCTTATTCTTTTTAAACAAGGCAGGATTAGCAAAGTTTAAAGCATTTAACATATTTGCTAAGTCTTGATCCTTCTGTTGTTCAGTAGAGTTATCAGTAATAGCACTCTTGTCTCCTAGTGTAGATTCTATTAGACGTTGTTTGTAGAGAGCAGTTTGTGTTTCAAAGTACTTACTCAAGTGAGTAGGTAATTGATCACTAACACGAGTAAAGGCTGCTATAACAGTTGCTTTGTCGTTACTAGTTAAGTCAGCATAATCTTCTTTAGAAAGGATGTCTTTGAATATGAACAACTCTTTTCCTTTTGTATTGTATACGTGCTTCTTATCGCTATTTAGAATGTTGAGTACTCTTGCTACCTCTGAAGTTAGGTAAGCCTTAAATTGGTCTGCTAGTACTTTCTCTACTACAGTAGACTTTTCACTACTACCTAATACTGCAGGATCTAAAGGTACGTACATTCTTTCTTCTACTTTACCTGAGGTCATGGTAGCATAAGAAGTTCCTTTGTCTCCAAAACGGATGTTCTCTGTCATACCTTCTTGGAAGAAAGAAGCAAAATCTTGTATAATTTTATCTTCCGAAGTAAGTTCGGTAGTAGTTACACCATCTTTTAAATCTGCTTCAACCTTAACTCCTGAGAAGTTTACAATGTTAATCTTGAAGTCTTGTTTACTAAACTGTGTTTTAAGTCTAGGAAACTCTTTACCTGAATCAAGTTCTTTGTATAACTGAGGTAAGGTTTTATCCTTAACAGTAATACCAAACATTTTCTCTAACCAAAGAGATCCTATAATGTTAGGATTTAATCTAACATCGAGGTGAGCAAACTCTGGCTTAGCTATAAGTTCGTTATAACTCTTTACAGAGTTTAAAGCATTAGTTACTTGAGTAAGGTAGAAGTACTGTACTCTATTGTACTGAAGTTTATCTTCAGAGTTAAAGTAAGAACCTGAAGCAAACTCTCTTTCAAATTTACCATAGTATCCTACAACTGCATTAATAGCATCAAACTTAGGTCCTAGTGCTTTACCTGGTCCTTGTGACTTACCTAAAAATTGTAAAGGTTGAGTAATAGAAGTGTTATCTATACTCTCTTCTAATTTGTCATACAGTTCTCTTACAGTGAAAGTAGTATCAGATAAAAAGTCATAAAGCGCTTTCTTATCTTTCTGGTAAAGTGCATTAGTAGGAATAATACCTAAGGCATTGTAGAACTTATGTATCCCTTGTAATAACTCTTTGCCTTCTGGAGTATAATCTCCCTTCTCATTTGTAAGTTTATTACGTCCTGCAAAGAATTGTTTGATGTTCTTTATGTAACTAAAATCTTCTAATAACTTAGGTACATTTAAAACTGTCTCACCTTTGTCATTAATAGTTCCGTATTTAGGATTAGACTTAAAGTAATCCTCATCAAAGTACCTAACTAGGTTGTCAGTTGTTCTAGTACCTAGTTGGAATACTTTACTAACTAAGTTACTTGATTCAGTAGAACCTGCAAGCTTCTTAACAGATAGTTGGTATGCAAGAATCTCTGGCATAGATACTGTCTGTACAAAAGAAGCTACAAAGTTTGCTGTGTTTAGATCTACGTCTTGTACATCCTCTTCAGGAAGCAAAGAAACCATATCATTAAACTGTGGGTACTCTTGTGCTACTACCGCTAACTCTGCAAGAATTTTAGGGTATTCAGTTATTCCTGATAGACTTGAAGTAAGTACATTCCAGTTAGTAGAGAAGTTTCCTACTACAGGAAATCCAGTAATGTTACTTATTACTTGAAAGTCAGATATACTTTTCTTACCTGACTTAATATCTTTTCTATCTTGTGTAGTTAGTTTATTGTACTTAGGTAAAGCTTGTACTAGTTTGATAACTTGGGATGAAGCCAAATCCATCTGACTTGAGTCATGCGCATTCTTATTGTAAATCTTATTGCCTACTTCTTGATTAACCTCATCATCTATTGCTTCTAATCCAAATACAGATTCTTGACTTAGATACCAAGCTTTTACTTGAGGCCAGTTCTTTAGAATGTTAACAAGATTCTTTCCTACTAGGGTATCTTGGGGTGTAACTATAACATTAGGATCTACAGTAGAGTTTTTTATTTTAGTTCTAATGTCTTCAAATCTTTCTTTCAAAGCATCAATAGTACTTTTCCAACTTTTCTTTGTAGCCAATAAATACTCTAAGCTGTCAAAGATCTCTTTACCCTCCTCTTGAGTGTATACAATGTCTCCTTCAGGTGTTTGAATGTAAAGAGTTTTTGTACCTGGAATTATCTTTTCTTCTATAAGTTGTCCTTGTCTCTTAGCTGCTTTGTCTTGACGATCTTGTACTTCCTGTTTGATATAGTCAACTGTAAAGGCTGGATCTTCTTCTCTGTACTTTTCTTGGAAACTAGGAAGATACATAGTAGAGACCATAGCTAAAGCTTGTGCCTCATTACCTTCTGCAACTTCATTTAGTATACGATCATATACTTCACTAGGTACAATGTTTCCCTCTGCGTCCTCTGTTTGATTTAAAGGAAGGTTGCCATTCTTATACCATATAAATTTAGCTAAAGCATCACTGCCTAGTGCATTACTTAAATCTAAGAAATCTTTATTACCCCTATCAGGACAGTTTATTTTTGCCATCTTTACAAATATACTTTAGTTTGATACTTTTAAAACTTAATTATTATAGTTTACAGCTTGCTGCATCCTCTATCTCTTTCGCATCACTTTGATTTATAGGATTTTCAGAAATCTCTAGGTTGTCTATCTGACTAGTATCAAAAGAAAGAATGTCTAATTCGTCTTTACTTAAGGTAGAAGTTACTTGTGGTTCTACTATTTCTTCAGATACTACATCTAATTCTACAGGTGCTACTGTTTGTATGTCAGTGTTAATTCCTGTAACTGAAGCTGTTAAGTAAACAGAAGTCTTTCCTTTTTCATAAGCAAAAGCACTATTGATTCTTGCTCCTGCATGTATAGGAAGAGTGTGAGCAACAGGTTGACCTGAAGCAAGACTTTTTCTTACTTCTTTCATAGCGTCATTCTCTCTAGGAACAAATGTATTTAACTGTGTATCTCCTTGAGCATCTCTCTCTCCGTTAGAATTAAACTTAGCAATCTCTCCAGTAGTTCTATCTACTGCGGTCATCATAATAGAGTTAGTTTGATTAAAGTTTGCTCTTACACTTATTGTTCTAGGAGCAATAGTTTGAAGGTTGCTCTTCTTAATATAAACTATATTACCCTTACGAGTCTTTACTTCGATTTGGTTTGATTCATTTACTTTGCCTGTTACAGTTGCATTATAAGTAAACACTTCTCCTGTCTCTTTTTTTACTGCAGTAACAATTACTTCGTCTCCTTGATATGCTGTAGCAAACTGTCCATTAGTAACATAAGCTAAGTCTTGGAAAGGAATGGAAACATCAGGTTTTCCGTTTACGTATTGTGCTTTCCAGATATATTCTAACTGCTCATTAGCAAATGTACTACCACTGAATACAGCTAAGTACTCTTCTTTAAGTCTAGCAATAGCTTCTGTGTCATTTGTTTTAAGCGCCTCTGTTACATTATTATAGATGTTCTCTAAGGTAGGCATAGCTGATTCTCCTAAAGTCTCTCTTATAAAAGAGAACATATCTATTACTTTTAGATTAAAAGACTCTAAGGATTGACTGATCGTTCTCATAATAGAACTTTGTACTACTGCATTACTATTTGTAAATACCGTAGGAATAGTTGCCACTAGATTAGGGGAGTCTATACTCTTTGCAGCAACTACCTCTAAACCATCTAATGGATCCACTACAGGAATAGGAGTTTCAGTTATCACTTCGTCTGCTGCATCTATTGTAGGACCTTCTACAACAACTTCTGCTGCTCCTCTACGAGCATCAATCTCTTCGTTAGTTCCAAATAAAGCATCCTCTTCAGATACAACAGAAGTCTGTGTTTCAGTTACTACAGGAGGAGTTACTGTTTCTGTTACTATAGGTTCTTCAGCTAATACATCTTCTGAAGTTGTAATAGCTCTATCAGGTAAAGAACGTAATAAGTTTGAGTCAAGGAAGCGAAGAAATCCTTCATAGATTTCACCTGGACTTGTAACTTCTTGATTATCAAATACTTTGTTAAGATCTTCTAAAGCTTTATTTATTTGTTCAGTATCATAACCTAGTACTTTAAAGATAGCTTTAACTCTACCTCTTGCTTGTTCTTTAGATTTAGCTCTAGGAATAGACATAACAGCTCTACGCTCTCTAGTAACTCTTTCTTCATTTCTTTTTGTTTCTACATTACCCATCTCATTCTCTACTTGAATCTCTGCAGGAGCAGCTTCAATAGATTTAAGTAAAGAGTTTAATGTTATATCCTCGTCTTGAGGTTGTAGTATGTCTTCGTCCTTAAGAGTTTCCTTCTCTCTAGCAGTTATAACTGAAGCTTGTTGTATTACTTCTGAGTGTTCTTCTTGAGTTAAGTCTTGCCCAAATAATGTCTTTAATCTTTCTTTATTAAAAGCAGTACCAGGGTATATTAATTCTACTCTTGCTAATTCTCTAGCAATAACTTTCTTCTGTTCTTTTTTAGAAAGGCTATTAAGTCTCTCTCTTGCAACACTAGAAGCCTGAGCAATCTTACCAACTAACTGTGTTTTTACTGCAGGACTAACTGAGTTTTCATTTTGATTAAGTAAGTTCTCTAACTGAATTGCATTACTAATTTGCATAGACTCTCCAGCAGATTCTATAGGAGTGTTTAATAACTGATTCTCGAATGCAGTGTTCCCGTTATCTTCTTCTTTCTGAAGTCTTTCTACTTGCCCTATTAAGGCTTCTCTTACCTGTTGTCTTCCTGAGATTGCTACTTGAGAACCTTTACCTGTTTTCTCTCCTATCTCAATTGCATCTGTAATGGCTTTTAAGTTTTTTGCAAGTACTGCAGGATTGTTTGTGTTCTTTACAGTTTCAAGATTCTTCTGAAACATTTTAGCAAGTATGCCTTCTTTCTCTTCTTTAGGCATGTTTGCATACTGTCTTGCTGAATTTTCAAAGCTATCTATCTCTTTTTCTACAGTCTCTACCTTCTTAACGTATTCTGCTTTTTCTGTTTCAGACAAAGCATTGTAATCTACTTTAGTTAATAGATCATCTCTAGTAAGTAATTTAGAAAAGTATTCGTATTGTTTATCATAATCCTCTAATAGATTTTCTGAGTCTACTAGATTCATCATAGTACTTGTCGCTTGTTCTTGTAATTGACTTAAGCGACCTGTCTCCAAGATTCCTTTATTATACTGATCTTGTGTAATTTTCTTTGCTTCTAGTTGGCTTTTTAGTTCTGTTTTAAATTGGTCAGGATTATTTGCAATGTTAAATCGCATATAGTTCCTATCTTCTGTACGAGAACTTCCTATAGCAGTACCAGACATAAGTAATCCTGCAGCTGCAGACTCAACAAATGTTTTTGCTACTGACTTAAAGAATCCTTCTACACTGCTATCATCTAACTCCTGTTCTCTCTTTCCATAAAGATCATCTTTTGTTTCAAGTTGTTTATCTAAGATATAATTAGCAAACATGGAAAGTTCTTCTTCAGCACCTTCTTGTAAAGTTTGTTTACCTAAAGCTTTTCCTGCATAGACTGTTCCTAAAAGAAAGTTTTTACCCGCATTAGAAAGTGTTGTAAACTCAGGAACTAAAGTTTGAGCTGTAAAATATTTTCTACTACTATTGTTTAAAGCTTTTGTTCCTAAAGACTTGTTACCCATAAAGTAACTAATGTCTGGAACAATAGATTCAGTTGCTCCTTCAATAATTCCTTGAACAGAACTTACTAACGCTGCAGTTCCTTTATCTTTAAAAAACTTTCTATTCTCTTCATAAGAACGAATAGTAGAAGTTAAAGCAACTGGAGCAAAGGTTGCTAGTCTCATTCCAGCACCTGCTGCCATCATACCTCTAGTAAGTAATAAAGTAGGTGCCATTTCTGCAAGAGTTCTTACAGAAGCTCCTAAAACAGATTGCCCAATAAAACCTACATCACCCTTTCCTTTTTTATCTGGTCCATCTCCTGCTTTTATATAAGTAACATTCTTTCCAATGTACTGATATTGACCATTAATGTCTTGATCTCTTTCTGTAATCCTACCATCTCCATCTAAGTCCGCTTGAAGCATATCAGCTGAAAAGTATTTATCCTTAGCTTGTCTAGAAGCAAATGCAGCAGAGTGGTATCCTAGTAGATCTTGAGAAGTACTAACTATTGTACCTAAAGCATTATATAATCCTTCAGTAACTCCTCCTCCAACTTGATTACCTAAATAAGTTTTCCAAGGAGTATTCTCTTTGTAATATTGTTTTGATCCCCCGTAATAGTGATCATAAGCGTCTTTGTTAGAACCCTCATGTCTTTTACTATAACCTTGTAATTGGTTAAGAACTCCTACCAACTCTTCTCTCTCTGGACCTTGTGCTGCTTTTACTTGATTGTAAACAGAGTTTATTGCATTACCTAAACTTACGTCTGTATGTCTCCAGTCAAAGAAATCATTCTTTCCCTGAAAGTCTTTTATATAAGTATTGTATGTATTGTCATCATACAAATCGTCTCCTCTGGTAAGATGTCTTTGGTTTGCTGTAATCTCTTTTGCTTTCTGCATTAGAGTTGCTGCCTCTTGTTCTCCAAACTTCTTACCTTGTCCTTTTAACTCAGTCAGGTAATCTGTAGTAAATTTCTTTAGTTGTAGATCAGATTTAAAAGAGTTTATAGTTGCTTGACTCTGTTTAAGATTAGCAATAGTATTCTTTAATTCTTGTTCTTTATTTAAACTAGTGTCTTGTCCTAAAGCCTTCTCTGCAATAAAGTCTTGTAAAAATCCTCCTGCTCCTCCTCCTGCTTCTGCTCCTACACTAGTAATAGAAGAACCTTGTTGTTTTCTAGAAATAAAAGAATTTAATTCATCTTCTGCTTTACCTAGTTTTTTATCCAACTCTTCTGAGATAGGATCTTTCTCTCCAAAGCTTTCTGTAAGGATTTGTTTAGATCTATTTTTCTCTTGGTTAACTAACTGATACTCTGTAGTTAACTGAGGACCCATTGTTCCTTTAGTAGACGGAGGAGGAAAAAACATTCCTGGTCTAAGTGATCCTACGCTTTCTAAATTAATTTGTGCTGCAGTTGTCAATGCTCCATCAATCTTAGCATCGTTAGCTGCTTTACTTCTAAGTGCTTCCTGTTGTTGTTTTTGCTGAGTTACAAAAGCAGAATTATTTTGAGCAATAATTCCTTCATTTGCCAAAGCTTGAGACTGGGCAGTATTTCCTAACTCTACTATTTTAGAAGAAAATCTTCCTACGTTAGGAGCAAGTGTAGGGTATTTAGGATCGTTTGGCATTATGTATCTGTATCAGGATCTCCAGATTCAACAGGAGCAGGGACAGGAGTACTTGAATTATTCCCCTTCATTGCTTGCAATTGTTCCATTTCATACATGCTTCTTCTTGGACGACTATAGATCTGTGTTTGTGATGTTTCTAACAAACTATGAAAAGGTTGATTAAAGAATTCATCTGCAGGCATAGAACGTTTTCCTGTGTTGACTTCTACAAACTCTCCATCCTTAGTTACACTTTTTTCTCCTGTTGTTTTAGTTTGATATGTTTTATAAGCCTGTAATACAGAAGCAGCTTTAGCAGCTACATCTCTTAAGTTTGTATCGCCTGTAATCCTATAAGAAGTATTAAGTTTATTAACTGCATCTTGGATTGCTTTTTGTCCTGCAGGAGTTTTTATATCCGCACTAGTGAATGCAGCATTAGCTTCTGTAATTTCTTTTCCTACTGTACTGGTTCCATTTTCTTTTCCTGTTAAGGTAATACCTGTTTCCTTATAGTGATCAGCCAATTGACTTAATCCTTGAGAAGGTTTAAAGTTTAACTGAAGATTATCATTTCCAGAAAGCATACGAGCATCAGTAGGTAACTTAGTTCCTACGATATCTGACTTTACTTGAAACTCTTCTCTACGTAACTGACTATTGTATGAAGCCAACTTCATTGCATTATTAGAAGCTGATGCTTGTACTCCGTAAGGATCTGCTTGAATCTTTTGCTCTACTTGTCGGTAAGCATAAGCGTTAGCTTGATTTGCAATAAAGTTATGAGTAAACAAACTAACGTATTGATTAGGGTTAAAGTTAGCTGGATCAGATACCTTAGTTAAATTCTTATTAGCAACTTCTACCTGAACTCTTGCTTCTTCTAAAGGAGCTCTAACAGCTTCAAGAGCTTGTCTTGCACTTTCTGTAGGAGACTTATCATAAGCATCTTGTGCTTCTTTTAAACTACGCTGACTCTCAAGTAGAGTAGTTTCACTTGCTTGTTTAAGATTAGTATAATAACCAACTACTTCAGCCTGTCCTTGTTCTACTCCTCGTTGTTTGAGGTCATACATTGCATCTATACGAAGTTGATTTTGTTCCTTGGCTCCTAAACCTGCAGAAATTTTTGCAGCAACTTCATTAGGGGTTAAACCTTTTGTAGATTCTGTTTTAATGTACTTACCATCCATCATAATATCTACTGTACCATTTTCTTTAGCCCCCTTCATACGCTCATTGATTTCTTTTGAGATATCAATGTAAGGAGTGTACTCTTTACTTCCTAGTTTGTATCCTAGTTTACCACTCTTCATGTAATCTTGTACATCCTCAAAGTAGTCAGCATCATTAGCAGCACTTCTTTCATCGGATTTAAGTTTACCTAAAGTTTCCTGTCTACGAGTAATTTCATTCCCGTTAGAAATAGCTGTAGTAATGTATTCGTCTCTTTCTAAAGGTTTACCTATGTTTAGGACTGCTTGTACATTACCCTTCATAGAGAAGTCTAATCCAGCACTACTGTTAATAGTCTTTACTAGGTTGTCCATTGTCTTATCAAAGTACTCACGTTCTACGTCAGTCTTGATATTGTTTCTGAGTTGTCCGTAAGCGTCTACACTCTGTTGAACTTTAGTAAGTCCCTCAGTGTACATCTCTTGCTTCTTAACTGCTAAGTTAATAAGGTCATCTGCAGGTAAAGCAGATATGTACTGGGAGTCTGCAAATCTATTATGGTTAGCTGAAATTGGCATGGTTTAATATTTAGATTTTTTATACATTCCGTTCTTACCTTTAGTCTTAGCTTTGGTTGGAGGAATAGCTGTAGTAGAAGCATCTACGTTTTTACTAGGTGTATTATTTATAATTGGATTCTTACCTGGCTTTAAAGTAAAGTTACCTTTAGAATCAATATCATAGTTCTCAATTAAGTTGTTAATGTAAGCAGACTTTTTATTTTCTTCTTGAGTAAACTGAGCTTTCTTATTAACTAAACTATTGATTTGTTTATTCTTTTCGTAAGACTGAGCATCTCTTGCATTAGCTATTTGAGTATTATAAACTTGATCAAAAGCAGTCATGTTAACTCTGTCAGCATTAAATTGTGATGAAGCATTAGCTTGATCTGCAGCAGCACGTGCATTTGCATCATAGTTTTGCTTAGCACCAAATGCTCTTTGCTTAGCATCTAGTCCTGCTATGTAAGTAGTTAGGGGATCTCCTCCTGCTCTTTGACTTGCTGTTGCCATACTATCTATATCTTGTAACTGACTTTGAATGTTTAAAGTCTGAGGGCGAAGATAAGGTGCATCTATCTCAGGAATAGCATAAGGATAAATTTCTTGTGATTGAGCAAGCCCCATAGCTTCGGGAATAGCTTGATACAAAGGAAACTCTCCTGGAATATACTTTCCTTTATTAGGTTCTCCTACTCCTGTAAAGGTCCTACCTGTAACAGGATCTTTTGTAGGTTCTTTATTAGGTTCTGTATTAGGAGTTGTACTTTTACCTTTCTCTGGAGTTGTACCTGGAGGTATACCTGAAGTACCTGTTGGAGTAACAGGAGTAACAGGAGTTCCATCAGGTAGTATACGTGTTGCTGTATACTTTCCTAACTTGTCATCTAACGAGTTTTGTAATCCTGTTTTAACATCAAAGCCAATCTCATTTACTCTTTTACGTGCATCTTCTTCTCCTAAGCCTTGTTTTCTAAATCTATTATAAGCCTCCTCATTAAAAGCAACCTGTGCTTTATAAGAATCTCCTTTTCTTTTAGGATCGTAAGTCTCTCCTTTAGCAGCTAGATCTTTAAGATACCAATCGTAGTTCTTATTAAAAACATCCATATTAGATTGATCTCCATAGACACCACTAGTAGATCCTGATTGTATTCCAGGAACCATCTCTTGACTAGGAGACAACCTAGAATCCATACCTGTTAAAAATGTAGTTTCGTCTGCTGTGTATGCAGGCATACCAGCCTTCTTTGGGTCATAAGGATATGTTGACTTAGGAGGAAAGTTTCCTTTTTCGTAAGGATTAGTTATATCATTTATATCAGTACCTCCATCTTGCATCTCTAATGATGCAGCTTCTCTTTTAGCATATCCTCCATACTGCATTTCTGCAAGTATTTTATCTTGCACATTTTGGGGAAGTGCTCTGAAGCCTGCATTGTTAATGCTTGCTCCATTCTTTGCTTCCACCTCTCCGTTAGAATTTCCATTAAGAGCCTGTTGATCATTAAATAAATCATCAAGGATTTTTTGATTACGTTGCATCATAATGCTAGCAGTGTCTTTATCAACCTGCTTAGCAAAAGGATTATCTATTGTCTTCTTGTAAGAAGTAGTATCGTATTTCTTAGCAATCTGAGCAAAGGTCTTCTTAGAACCTTCTGGCTTTAGATTGTTAGAGTATACTTTAGTTTGGTCAGGAAGGTTTGTAGGTATCCCCCCATTAGAGTGAGAAGGGCCTGTAGCCATTTCTGTTTCAAAGTTTGGAAGTTGGATAAATTCTCCACCTTCAATTTCTACATCATTTGCTCCATTAGAAGCATAACGTTTTTTTATTTGTGCACCCATTTCTACTTTTATTGTAGGTTGAAATTCTGTACCTCCACTAGTAGTAGGACCGTATTGATAGTTAACATCAGAACGAGGTTTAGAGTTTCTTTGTTGTATTGATTCGTTAAGCGTACGTTCATTCTTTAGGTCTTGATTGTATGCAAGTCCTGCATCAAATCCTAGAAGTCCTAAAGAAACTGCGTCTCTTGTTTGATTGTCTTGGTTGTCTTCAGGCTTAGCTTGACCTTCATTTGCTTTAGTACCTGTATTACTATAAAGAAAATTAAGAGTCTTAGAAGCATCGTTAAATGTTCCAGGCTCATAAGTAGTTCCTTCTGAAGTAATTGTACCTTCAGGCATTAAAGAACTCCTATAACTTCCCTTAGGAGCAAAGGGTTTCCCAAATACATCAGAGTTAGGTTGAGCAATGTTTTTTTGCATTACTGCATTTAAGTCTTCTACAGTAGGTATAATAATACCTTCTTCATTAGGAGTATCATTTGATCCACCAGTGCCAAATTTCTTGAATAAGCGACTTCTTAACATGTTTTAATTATTTATGTTATTAACATAGAAAGTTAATAACTGCTTGAGTTTAAGCTAGTTATACAAATATACAAGATTAAGATAAAAAAGCAAGGGTTGATTTCTCAACCCTGTCCTCTACTTTTCTTGAGATAATTTTTGCTAGACTTTGACTTAGATGCCTTAGTCTTTGCTACAACTCCCTTTCTTTTTACTTTAGGTTTAACTGTAAACTTTGAAGATGAAGATGTATTTGATTTAGATGCTTTAGCTGCCATGTATTTAGTTTTAGTTTATTTTAGTTTAACATTTCCAGCGTCTACGTGCTTGACGTATTCTGCTGTTAGGATCATTCTGTGTAGCCTGTGAAGATCCACGTAGTTGTCCTAAGGAACGAGCACAATAAGATTTTCTACGACCAGCTGCTTTGCTGCCTGCTTTAACCTTACCTGTTACTGCTGTACTTAGTTTAGATCCAGGGTTAGCTCTACGATAAGCCATAACTCCTTTTTGAGTCATACCTGCTCCTGACTTAGTAGGGCGATAGTTAGCACCTGCTCCTTTAGTTGTGTGAGAGATAGCTCCCCCCTTAGCCATATAAGCTGCTTTAAGTCTACCGCCAGCCATAAACTTGTATCCGTACTTAGAAGCATCTTGTCTAGCTTCGGATACATTTCCTTTATTAGCTGCTACAAATCTTGCCTTAGCAACACTAGTAGGCATCTTACCGCCATCAGCCATTTCACGTTTAATCTTACGTTCTTGCTTAAGCATCTCTGGAGTAGGTTTCTTTCCAGAACCTCTCTTTGCACGGATGTTATCCCACAATCCACGTTGTGAGTAAGATCCATCTTTGCGTTTTATCATCTGTTTCATTTTTTTACTTTTGATTTAGCTAAGAAAGAAGCTAAGTCATACTTTACCTTTTCTCTATTAAACTGTTTGGATAGTTGACCAGCTAATTGCAATCTATTCTTTTTATCTTTTACTCTACGTAGAATACTTGCTACTCCATTAACCATTTGTTTATCGTCAGAGGCTTTACCTCCTTTAGCAAATTTCTTAGAATTCTTATACGCACCCTTAAGTCTTGAACCTGTAGGTGCATTAGAATTTGCAATTATAGAACCGTTAACTTCTGGTACAAACATTACTTTCTTTTTTTAATAAATTTAGATTCTTCTTTAGCCTCCATTTTTTTACTTTCCTTTGACTCGTGTTTTTTCATAGCACTTTTAGAAGCATATTTTTCCATGCCTCCATACTCAGATACAGACATACCTGCTGCTCCTTTACGCATTCCTGCAAGAGTCTTAGCCAAGTTAGCTCTCTTAATAGTAGTAGAAGAGTAAGCACCTTTATTGCTAAGCACTTTATTACGGAATGCAGGTACAGACATACCAGCCTTCTTAGCTTGGGCAGTAAAAGATCCTGGCTTCTTAATAGCACTCTTGATCCAATTACCCCCTGATTTCATTTTCTTACCACCGCATTCCATGCAGCCCATGTAAGAGTCTTTTAGACGACCCATATATTTTATTTTAAGTTAGTGTTAATAAGTAAAGAGTTTCAGTAATAAGACCAATGATCTCATCAATGATGTTTTGAATGTGAGTGTTCTCCATACCTAATACTCCTCTGTGTTTGAAGACGTAATCTTTCATGTAGGTTAAGTGAGTTTTAGAGTTCATGTATTCAGATGCAGGGATCTTAACATTAAGACGTTTTCCGATTGTACCAAAGTAAGTTTCAGTAAGAGAATCAGTAAGGCCAAGAATACCATCATAGTACCCATTCAATGCTTTGTGTTCTGCAAACGAAGTAGTCTGTAGGTGAGTCAAGTGCATCATATCACGTGACTGGAACAATTGGCCAATAAAGATCTCAGGCTTAATTGTTGTGAATAATTCTTTTTCTTTCATGTTAAAGGCGCTCATAGTTTGGTTGTGGTTTATGGTTTAATTATGGATTGGTTTGTGTTATTTGGATTGTATTGATAAACTTAAATCTAGAGTAAGCATCTTGTATTAGTCTAATTCTAGCAAAGTCTGATTTAATTTTATTCTTCTGATAAGATACAGAAGTAGGTCTTACACTTTTTGTATTTGGAACCTTATCAATTGGATACTGAGTTACTAGATCTCCCCACTGAGTAGACCAAAGTGGTTGTCCATTTCCTTGTGCTGCAACGTTCCAAAATCCGTTAAAGGTATAAAGCTGTTCTCTACGAGAGATGAGAGCTTCTATGCCTGTTGCTGTCATTCTAGGATAGGTTATCTTCTGTCTAGTGTTACCGAACTCTTCAGGAATCAACTTAATAATACCAGAAGACTGTTCTTTGTTATAGATAATCGCCTTAGTAAAGTTTGCTAAGTTCTTTTTATTTGCAGTAGACAAAGAGTAGTACTCATAATCAGAGTAGTATTCTTGAATGTCTTGCATCAAAGTAACAGAGTTAACTGTAGATACCTGAGGGAATGAGTTTGCATTATATTCTAGTATGTAAGGGTACAAAGTTCCGTAGTAGGTCTGATAAGTAAATATAGACAAGTTATGATTCCAAGTAGTAGCACCTGCACTTGTATTAATAATAGTTTGAAAATGACCTAACAAAGGAACAAAGAAGTTAGGAAGGAAAGAATAGAATGAAATAAAGTTTTTAAGTTTAGGAGAGTAGGCAACTGTCCAAGACTTATTCTCAAAGTAAGTAGGATCTGTTAACTGGACTTCTATCCTTAAGTTTATTTCTTGGTAGTAAAACTTTCTATCTTCGTAAGTTATAATACCTGTTAAATCCTTACGCACTAAATAATCTAACTTAGTAATAAATACTCTTTCATATCTTTCATCCCATCCCATTACAATACCTAATCCTGCTTGTGGATTATCTATATCTGCATCAGGAAAATTCTTAAGAATATTAAAAGGAAGATTATTCTTAAACCAGTTAAAGTTATTCTCTGTTTTAATCTCGTTAAATCCATCTCCTGTAATCTGATAGATGTGACCACGTTTAGCATCTACCCAAAATGTTCCATACTCACACTTAACATAAGCTTTGTGTTGAGTTCCTATATAACCTAAGTCTGTCTTAGAAAGTTCTACAGGTTTTTGTTTAAACATTTCTGCATTACCAATCTCTAACTGATAAGGCGAAGTAGTGCTTAGGGTAATACGAGAGTTGTATACTTTCGTTGTATTTTCAAACCTAGCATATACTCTTTCGTTCTCTCCTGCATTCAAATCAATTAAGCGACCTCCTTGCTTAGGAAAGTCATAGAAGTTTCCTGCACGGAATACTCTCCAAGCATCTGAAAGATAGTTAGAAGCATTTGCAGGATCAGAATATATAACTCTGTTCTGATGATAAGTAAGACACTCTAAAGAAGGATATTTTAATCTGTAAGGGAAGTTAGGACTTAGGTTTTGTGCAGAGTAAGTAGCATTGTAGTGATAGAAGTTATCGTACTTAATAGGTACGTTTACTTCATGCAACCAATCATCTGGAATACCATCTCCTACATTAGGATAGAAGTTTTCTTCTAAGTCATTTCTTCCGTGACGTAAGTCTACGTTAATATCTGACTCTACGTAGAATACAGGAATGCCATAAGACGCTGTATAAAAAATTCCTTTTTGGTAAAAAAAAGTTATAGGAGTAGTTACTGATCCTAACAAAGGAAAATTAGTTGTAATACTAGGAGAAGCATCTAGATTATTCTTTTTAACAAAAGAACTATACATAGCAGCAAGTGCTCCTGTGATAATAGCATTAGCCGATTTTCCTGAAGGATTTGCACCTCCCAATATAGCTGATCCTGCTGATGCAGTTATTCCTGCAACTACTCCCGTCAAAAGACTAGATGCTACTGAACTAGTCAACTCTTCAGGAGACTCTCCTATATAATAAGTAGGATATCCTAAGTTTGGAAACAACCAATAGTCAAAAGGAACATTATTTACCTTAGCAGGAAGATTAGCAAGGTTACGAGTAAAAAAAGAATGTTTACGTTTAAGAGCAAACTTGTTGATGTAAGTATCTCCTCCAAAAGCAGGATAGTATTTCTTAAGAATCTTTGCAGTACCATTTAAAGTAAGAGTTACATCAACAATGTATCCCGTAGAAACATATTTAATGTTTTCTATTTGTCCATACTGATTAGGAAACTCACGTTTAATAGAAGCGTAGTAAGCTCTTGTATCACTTTCTATTAGTTTTTCTGGGTTGTCTTCAAGATTTTTTTCTCCTATTGTATAACGAGTAGTATCTTGAATAAATGGATACTCATAAGAAAATCCTGCACTAGTCTTAAGATAGACTGAAGTTTCTCTTAAACGGTTATGTAAAGGCTTGTCGTCATTTAACTCTACTATTTTATTATTAGCGTAAAGTCCAATGTCTAGAAAACGTCTTCTATTTCCTTTAGTAGTAATAGGTCTAAAACTTGTATACTTTCCTACTGAATTAAATTGATAAGCAAAGTTTTTATTAGGTATAACTCTTTCTAAGATATCTAAGATAATCTGATTATTAGTAAGAGTAGAAAGACCATCAGTTCTTAGTCTATCTCCTAAAGTTATTATAGGAGGCACAGTAGCATCTCCTTGTTTAATACTTTCGTAAGACTGGGATAAAGCATTTGCTACAATTGCAGACAAAGCATAATCAGCTTTAGTTAGAAATTTATACTGAGGATGATCTAATACAGGAACAAACTTTCCCTGTACCTTACCAAACTCTAAAGTTTCTATTTTAAGTTCTGTACCAATCTTAGGAACTTGAAAGTGTGTATCAGGTGAGTGGAATGTGTAACGAGATCCAATAGTATTAAATCCTTTGTGAAGACCCATTCCTAAAATAGAATCATTTTTTTCTCCCCTATCTGCTGCATTGTACCAGTCTGGAGTAGATTTAATATAACCATCTTCCCTAATATCATTGTAGGGATAGTTAGGGTAGTAAAACTTTTTACCTGATTTAACATCTTCAAAAGTTCCTACATCATAGATAAGACCTTTAGCAACAACTGATTTATTATTTACACGATTACCTCTAACTAACTCGTAGCCACAAATAAGTTCTTTAACAGGAATCTGATGATTACCATAAGTGTTTAAAGGATCGTATACTGTAAAGGTGTTTAAGTCTGCTTCAAACAAACTCTCAAGAATACGTACTCCAATAGGATAGATTAAATCCTTACCATCTGCATGTATGTGAGAAAGTGCATTTTCAGGAAACTTGTGAAACCGTATAGGTAGTTCTGCTAATGCTCCCCATACTTCTGTGTAACAAGGATAAGTCTCAGTAGACTCCCAGTAAGCAAACTCTCCTGAGTCTTTTACAGTAATCTTACAACTGTACTGAGCTTCTTGTATAGAAGGTTCATTATTAGGAGGTGTAAGACCTGCAGTAGCTGTGTTGTATACTTTCCAAGTAGGAAGATCTTTTTGAATAATACAATCATTGGGAACAGTAAATACATCTAAACTAGATCCCTTAGATAAAGTATCTGTATCAGAACCAGTGGTAGAAGCAACTCTTCCTGGAATATGAAATACGTCTGTATACTTTCCGTTCTTTAATCTAAACTTAATTCCAAACGGATAAACCTCATCTCTTTGATATGTACGAAAGAAGTAGGCAATCTCTGGATTAGAGTAATCAAACTTTTGATCAGCAGGCATCTCTACTGTTTCCCAACGTAACTTAATGTTATTTGCAAGTAACTGAAAGTTATACTTAGGAGTTTCTGTTAAATCACCTAACATTAACATGTCACTTTGCTTATCAATAATTCCTGCACTATCATAGTGAGGAGTACGAATAAGAGGAACAATAGAAGAGAACGTAGAAGTGTATTCTCCTGTATAGATTAAAGAATCTCTATTAGTAGTCTGGTTAACTCTATACGTACCTACTAGATGGTATGTAGTTACTTCGTTTATGTTCTCAGCTACTACTAAGTTAAAGTAATCAAAAATTGCTGTACTATGTTCTATAGCAATTCTAATAGATTTAGAAGTTACGTACTCTGTTTGTTCTGTAATAGGTCTTTCAAAAATTGGAATAGGATTGCAGAAATCTACATAGTCTGTAAGTTCTTTTCCATTCTCATCTGTATAAGCCACAGAAAAAGAATATACTCCTCCTTTTAATGCTCCTCCTGAATTAACTGATGTAGGATAAATTTCTGCTTGACAAAAATCCGGAAATAATTTTAGCCTCTCACAAGAATCAGATAAACAATCTGACAATACCCCACACTGATCTTTACCATAAGGTTCTTCTAAGGAAAAGAATCTAGGAGTAATGTTCTTAGCAATAAAATATACTTTAGTATTACAGTTATCTATACGATACTCTGCGTAGACAGGGTAATCAATACTTAAACCTAAACAACATTTACTAGACTTAGGTACGCATACCCCTTGGGATACAAATACTTCTGAAACAATTACAGTATTTGTAGTTAATATATATCTATCTTTTTTGGCTTTAAATACTCCTATCTGTCCTGCAGGAAAAGTAATATTAGTTTCTAATCCAGAACAGTCTATGTAGTTTACTATATAAGGAGATGTAGAAGTACTTTGTACAGAATACTCGTAGCAATCAGAACAATCACAACAGTTGTCTACCACCAAAGGAGTAAACGTACAACAACTTTCAGCTAGAGATACTGTACTGACTAATGCAGTACCTGATACACAACCACAATCTGTTTCACTTTCTATAAGACTTGTACAGTCTTTATTTAAATTAGTAATCTGTCCTATTAAAGAACGTCCATCAGGATGAGCTAAAAATACAATTAATTTAGATTGTTCAATAATACTTAGAACTCCAACAATCTTGAACCCAGGATATAGATTAATAAAATTATAACAGAGTTGATTGGAGGGCTCATTAGTATATGTAGTTGAATTACCATCGTGAGATTGAATGTTTGCGTTTAAAGCAAACGTAATCATATTCTCCTTTATCTGGTAGTTAACTGAATCTAAATTTAGCCCAGCAATGTTCTGATTGATTTTATTCTCCATTAAGTTTATTGGA